ACGTCTACCTGATTCTGTTAAAACTCCTAGAAGCTGAAGGAGAGTAGGAGAAGGCTCTTTGAAAGGTAAAGGAATAAAACTCTTTCTTAAATCATCGCCATAGGCTTCTACTTCTACCCACTCTCCAGGGGAAACGGTGATATCACCGCCTTCAATCCTTGCTCCCTTTGCTCTAAAGCCTCCGTTTAAATTAGCAAAAGCTGCTGAATCTAATAAAGCTCTTAAAGCACCAGTAGATGCATGTTGAAGACCGCCAATTGATTGTATTAAACCAGAACCATAAAATCCTAAACCTGGTAAATACTTATAGTGAATAAAATAAGTTCTTTTTCTTTTTAAAGTATCATCTTCTTTCCAGTTTCTTCTGATTGATAAAACTGCAGTAGAATCATAATCTATTGTTACAATATATGGTAAAGCCATTCCGTTTTCATCTTCACCTAAATCTAAATTTACATGAACTTCTAAAAGAGTATGCATTTTATCTGCCATACTAGGTGTCATTCCTTCAAGTCTTTGTAAAGTTTGTTGTACCTGATCTTGATCTTTAGTATCACTAGAAGAATATTTAGATAGTGGAACATCTCTGTAAAAACCGTCAATCTGTTGTTTTTTTAATTCATTAGAAGATATTTTCATTACTTGTGTATATCTTTCTGCTGTCTCTAAATCTGTATTTTGAAAAGAAATTACAAAGTCTTCTGCAGGTACAAATTTACTACATATTCTATCTAAACCATTATCAAAATAAATTTTTTTAAAAGCAGAACCAGCTAATGCTAAATAATATAACATTTGATCTAATTCATTAAAGTAATCATTTATTTGATTAGTAACTTGGTAATTCATGAAGTCTTGAACTCGTTGAGCTTGTTCTAATTTTTTATTTGTTTGTTTACCAATTACTTGAGTTTTAACAGGTCCACCTGCTGGAAACATTTCAGAGATAGCTCTTGCTTGAAACTGTGTTGCTGCTTCTGACATTAAAGGATGATGTACACCTGAAGCTCCAGGGAATGGATCACTTCTATCTTCTACTACAACTCCTAACATTTTAAGTCCTTTAGAGTATTGGTCTTCCCAATCTTTTCTTGAAGACTTATCATCTTCGTAAGCTGTAATTAGCTGTTTACCTATTTTATTGATTTCTGTTTGATCTAATTCTTCTGCTAAATTAGAATAATGATTTGACTCAAAAACTTCTTCTTCTTTTTCAGTTTGTTCTTGATCTACATCTACACGAACTTTCTCACCTTTTTCGTTTGTGTATTCAAGTTTCTTTTTTTCTAATTCAACTTCTAATGCCATTATTTCCAACCAGTTAATTTAAGTATTAATTTTTCTAACCAATCTATAAATTTTTTAAATTTTTTTTTCATCTTTACATCCACATTTACATGCTTTGATTTTAAATATTTTACAAATTATTTTTTTAATCCACATCATGCTTTTTTTTTTTTTTTTTTCTTACGACCGTCTGCTCTTCTGTTTTTATCTCGTCTACCTTTTAAAATATCTTTATCTACTTTTGCAGCTTTACCACCAGTAAGAGCTGAATTTACTCTCGCCATTGCCCATGCTTGTGGACTTACGCCTTTTCTATGACCACTTGTTCTATATGCTGCTAATCCTCTATTATAGATTGCTCTAATTTTAGAAGCAGATACTCCTGTTTTTTTTGCTTTATTTCTAATCGCTGTAGCTGTACTTGATTTTTTAGCCATACATTCTCCTAAATTTTTTATTATGTTTACTTTCTTTTTTAGAACCAATAAACTTTCCACCTTTTTTATCACCAGGTAAAACACCAGAACCTTTATTATCTTTATTTAATCTTTTGAGTGCAGCTTTTCTTTTAGCTCTTAACTTACCAGACGTTCCAGCAAGATACTGCTTCTTTACTTTTTTACCTTTTGATTTTCTTCTTTGCGGTGTAGTCATTTCTTTTCTAAATTGTGTTCTCGTTAATACCATTACTTTTTCTTTTTTCTCGCTTCAGAAAGAGCAATAGCAATTGCTTGTTTTCTTGATTTAACTTTTTTCTTAGACTTGCCAATTGGTAATTTACCTTTTTTATATTCTCTCATTACCTTAGCAATCTTTTTTTCTTTTTTAGTTTTTCTCATTTAGGAAATCCTTTTCTCATATTTTTGTATGCCTTTTTAGATATAGTGGACTTTTTCTTACTTCTACTAATACCTTTTTTTCTTCGGGCATTTATGTTTGCATATAGACCTTTTTTCATTTGTGCATAATACCTCCTGGTTCACACCATATCTAATCCTATTGATTTATAAAACAAAAAAGCTAATATGTAAAATGTATTATGGTCTGAGAGTCCAAATAATCATTACTGCGATAGCTATCATTGCAAGTATTGTATTTACTGGTATAATTATTTCCATTAACTACTTATACCTATAAGCCATAACATAAGAAATATATAACAAATAGGTTCCATTATTTTAAGATAATTTTTTTGATTGACTTTGAGCCATCGATGTTTAACTCAATTTCAGCCTCACCTTGCCAGCATTGATACCTTACGTTTTCATTGTACTGTCTTTCAGCTTCACGTTTATGTCGTAAACATTTTGCCATATTTTCTTGAATACGTGCTTCTTTAATATCACCACTTACAAACATTAATAATCCTACCACAGCCTCTATCATTGTGTTTTTCCGTTTCCGTTGTAATACATATCTCTATTTTTATCTTTTAGTTCTTCAATATCTTCTAACACTTTATCCATTTGTTTTCTAAGAAATTGTATGTTTACTTTGTTTAAAGCCATATTCTCAATATGTTTATTTAATTTATCAGTAGTTTTATAAAGGTCTTCGATCATCATAAATTGTTCTGAGTCCGCTGGTAAACTACCCATTTCTCCTCGAGGCCATTTAATTCTAAACTCTGTATTCTTTTCTAAATCAGAACTCATTAATTCTAATTTTGTATCGTGTTTATTAAGTTGCTCTATTATTCCAAAATAACCCCACACGCCGATTGCAACGATTGTAATCAAAGACACAACAGTCTTCATAGGCATCTGTACTTGTTGTTCTTCTCCTAGTTTAAGTGCCACTTAAATACTCCTCTAATTTTTTACCTGCTGGTGATAAAGTTATAACATAAGAAAAGATACTTGCTAACAAAGCTGTGCAAAATGCTTCAGCATACCACTGACCAAAATGAGTTTTATGAGTAGCTAAGTCTGCAATAAAACAACCAATGAACATAAGTATTGGTAATTTGAAATGAAACTTTAGAGGTATAAATGATAAAGTTACAACAATCATACCAGTAATTGCTCCCGTCTTCGTAGCTAAAATAGCATGCTTACTTGTTAAACTTGGTATATTACCTTGTACCATAAAGATCATACAAGATAACCAAGCTAAACTTAGTTTATGAAAAAATAAAGCTATCTTTCTTTGAATCATAATAATTTACTAAAAAATAATAAAGCTACAGTCCCCACCGCAACTAATAAAACCCAATAGATTTTGTCTATCTTGCCACCCAATTTGTCTATATCACTATGCATATGTTTTAAATGATTATTTTTAATAGAGTTAATATCTCTAGTCAGACCTGTAATGTGGCCATATAAAGCTATAATGTGTTCACTTGTAGTGCGAGGTTTTTTTGCCATAAATTTTTTTATATTATATGAAACAAAAAAATGCTAGATTTAATTTAACATTTCCATCTACGCCTAGCTTGTCTTATTCTTGAATTAGGGTTATTTCTAGTTTTTGCAGAACTTCTTTTCAATTGACCTAGACTTCTAGCGCAATATGATTTTCTTCTTTTTGCTGCTTTACTACCAGGTTTTACTTTACCAGTAACAGCAGTTTGTAATTTAGAACCAGGATTAGCACGTCTATATGCCATTACACCTTTACGTGTCATACCAGCACCTTTTCTTGTAGGTCTAAAATTTCCAGATTTAACAGATGTTTTAATTGGATTGTCTCGTCTTCTTTTAGGTCTTATTCTTGTTCTTCTTCTTGGCATTATCTTCCCTGGCCTCTATACTTTTTTGGTCTTTGTTCTTTAGGACCATATTTCTTTTTTAATCGTCCTCTTTTCTTTTTTGTTTCTCTATGAAAAGTGCTTAGACCAATTAAAGTTTTCTTAGCCACGTTTCATTTTTTTCTTGCCACGCTTTTTCATTGCTTTAGCGATAGCCATAGAACGTCTTTTTTCGTAAGAAGACATTTTACCATCTTTATTTAAATCACCTTTTTTCTTCATCATCTTTCCAGTGATTTTAGAGTTTTGCATTCTGCCTTCGCCTGATCCAGC